AACCTGAACACTCTAGCAAATAACACATTACAGGGTTTAGCCATTGCTCCCACCGAAGTTGACCTTTTGGTTAGAAGAATCCCACTCCTTGTAAGTACACCTGATAACAACTGGATTCCTGCATTCGGAACACAAATATATAAAGCATTATTTGGTGTAAAGACTTATATTATAAAAACTAATGATATTGGTATAGAAGAAATATCAATAAGAGGAATACCACCTATAAAAACTGATAGTCTTGGTCGTAAATGGATTAGTTGGGTAGATACGCCACAAACTGATCTAAAAGAGATGAATGTTGCAGGAAAGTTCGTGTTTGTTGGAGTTACAGCTAATGGCGTAATGCCGCAGATAGGTGTACCTAATGGTTTACTTTTGGAACCGCATAAGATACAAGCAGCTCTAGCAGAATCTATCTTAATAGAAGATAGTCCTTATATACCTGACTGGTCTTTAGCTGCTGAAATACTAATATTTTCTATATCAGTGGCTCTGACATGGCTTGTATTGAGTTACTTTGGCATAACCTATGGAATTATATTAGCTCTATTAACTATGTTATTAACAGCTTATACAGGATATGCGCTTATCCACAGGGGTTTATTAATAGACGTTACTTGGAGTTTAATATCTCAGTTTATTACTGGAGCTGTGATCTTCTATATAAGATTTAGAGAACAATGGAAGCTAAGAGAACAGATTAAAGGTCAATTTGGCACTTATATATCTCCTGATATGGTAGATATGATTGTAAAAGACCCATCATTAATGAAATTAGGCGGAGATAGGAGAGAAATGACTTTTATGTTTGCGGATATTGTAGGTTTTACGCCTATATCAGAAGCCTATATGAAAAATGATGACCCTGAAGGCTTAGTAGAGCTAATCAATCTGTTCTTAGATAGCATGACTAAGGTGGTTCTTAAAAATGGTGGGACTATAGATAAGTATATGGGTGATTGCATCATGGCTTTTTGGAACGCACCTGTACTTTGTGAGAATCACGCAGAAATGGGTGTAAAAACAGCTATAGAAATAGAATTACTGACAGAACAGCTTAATGCACAATTAAAACTAGATGGTTTAGATTTACCGCCTGTGGTTATTGGTACTGGTGTAAATACAGGAACTTGTATTGTAGGAAATATGGGTTCAGAGTTAAGATTTGATTATTCAGTGGTTGGAGATGCAGTAAATCTTGGTGCTAGGTTAGAAGTGCAAACAAGAACATACGACACTCCAATACTTATTTCTCAATATACATACAACGAAGCAAATACAGCTTGTCAGCGAATAGATGAAATTAAGGTAAAAGGTAAAGAAGAACCAGTGGTTATCTATGCACCTTTAATCAATAATAAGATAAGAAAACTTTATAAATAATATTCCAAAAAGGGTTTACTTATTTTTTAATATAAAGGATAATAGTTGTATAAATTGATAAAGTTATAAAATGAATATAAATAAAATGAACAACCAAATAGAACTAGAATTTAGTAATAATAACCCTTGTTATTATTTTATTGCTACAGGTCAATCTGAAAATTCAAATAAAATATTTTATACATTAAGAAAAACATTTATTAATACAAGTCGTTATTTTGATGGCGTATCACAACCATTTGTTGATTCTAAGCATATACAAAATTTATCTACTGTATATGCAAATGCTGTTTCTAAAGCAAAAAATATTGTTGACGATCAACCTCTAAAAATTACTTCTAAGCAAGACATGAATTCTTGGGGAGAAGGTTCTTATGACCATCAAGAACAACTACGAATTAAAAAATCTATATGGGAACAAAGATCATTAGAAATTACACAGAATTTTATGACACAATACAAAGAGTTAGAATATAAACAAATAGTTCCTGTAACTGAAGATAGAATACAGTTTGAAGGTAAAATTATTAATACTAAATTTCAAGAAAATCAATTTGGTGGAACTCTTAAAATGTTATTTGAAGACATGAGAGGTTTTAGATTATGGGGTTCAGTGCCAAGCAAACTTTTAGACAAAGAACTTAATGATCTAAATATTAAATTCTTAGCAACTGTTTCAGTTTCAGATACAGATTCATCTTTTGGATTTTTCAAAAGACCAACTAAAGTAGAGTCGGCATAATGATTAAACTATTTAGAAAAATATTCTATAAGCCATCTAACAAATGGCATGGTTGTTACATCATATATTTGAACAAAATGTAAATCCCCTATAGAATCTCAATATGAGATTCAAAGGAATGCTTAAAAAAATCCTAGCATGGGTTTTAGAATTATTTAAAACACGTTATAAAATCACTGTATCTTTTAACAAAGAATATGGTGATGCAGATGATAGAACTTACATATCCAAAAAAATAATTACACAAAAAGAAAAGCATCTTAAATTTCGTGATGAAGATAATAAATTAGTTGAATATAGAAGTGCTGCAGGTCTTAACTACATTATTGAGGATGCCTAATGCAACAAGTATTTGTAGGCATAATATTATTCTTAGGTTTTACAACCTACTTTTTATATAACGAAAACACTACCCTAAAGTCTAATAACCTTGCTTTAGAAGGTGCTATAGCATCACAAGAAGAAGCTATTGCATCTATAAAAGCTGATTTTGAACTGCAAACAAAACAAATGAATGACTTAACTCTTAAATCACAAGAAGCACAAAGAGAATTAAACCGATACACACAATTTATACAAAACTATGAATTAGCAGATAAAATATTAGCTGATCCTATAGAAATGGAAAGGAAAATAAATAATGGAACAAAACACATCATGGAAGACATTGAGAAAATCAGCAGCACAGTTGATGATCTTGATGATGGTTTGCAGTTGCAGTCTGATTCCGACTAGACAAGTAGAAGTTACAACAAAACCATTAGATAGAAAAATAGTACAACCTATTATGCCTAGAGAAATTGATCTCCAAGAGCCTAGATGGATTGTAATAACACCAGAGAACTGGGAAGATCAATTAGCTATGATAGAAGAACAAGAAGGTGAGTTAGTTTTTCTTGCAATGACTATACCTGATTATGAAGTAATGGCTTATAACATGCAGGAATTGAAAAGATATATCACTGAATTAAAAGATGTTGTGGTTTACTATAGAGAAGTAACAATTGACAAACCTGAGTAAATTTCTGATAGAATTAAGGCTCATTCATTATATAGGAGATTAATATGATGGGAATGATAGGAGAATGGTTAGGAATAATTACAGGTGTTGTATGCTGTGCATCCATTATCTGTGCTTTAACTCCGACACCAAAAGACGACAATATGATTAAAAAGTTTTATTCTGTTATTGAGCTTTTAGCTCTTAACATTATGAAAGCTAAAGATAAGTAGTCATGTCTAATAGCGTTACACCATTTGTATACAACGCGATACTGGATAGGGTAGTAGATGGAGACACCATAGATGTAGTGCTAGATTTAGGTTTTTCAGTAAAACTACACAAACAAAGAGTGCGATTAGCAGGTATTGATACACCTGAGTCTCGTACAAGAAATTTAGAAGAAAAAGCATTAGGGCTTAAAGCAAAAGAAAGACTTATAGAACTATGCGTAGGTTCATTCAAAGTTCAATCATTAGGTAAAGGTAAATATGGCAGAATACTTGGTATTCCTTATACAGAAGATGGACAAAGTATTTGTCAGATGCTTATTAATGAAGGTCATGCGGTTGAATACTGGGGTGGCAAAAAGAAAGCCAAAGTCCGAGAGGATGGAACATGGGGAGAATAATATGAATATATCACAAGAAGGATTATCACTTATAAAGAAGTTTGAGGGTTGCCCTGTTGAAAATGGTCATGCAGTAAGTTATAAGTGTGCAGCTGGAGTTTGGACTATTGGTTATGGATCAACAAAATATGAAGGAAAACCTGTTTTTGGGGGTATGTGTATCACATTAAAAGAAGCAGAAAACCTACTGCTGCATGAAATGAAAGAGTATGAAGGCTATATAAATGATTTAGTCAAAGTTCCTTTACATCAATATCAATTTGATGCTTTAGTTGCTTGGGTGTTTAATTTAGGACCAAGCAATTTATCAGCATCAACTTTACTTAAAGTATTAAACAACAGCCAATATGATGATGTTCCTGCACAGATTAAGCGATGGAATAAAGCAGGTGGAAAAGTTTTAGAAGGTCTTAACAGAAGAAGAGATGCAGAAGCATTATTATTTCAGGCTTTAGATTGGGAACACGTTTAAAATTTATGGCATTAAGTAAAACGCAAACAAAAAGATTAGGTGGCATATTATCTATTATGTTTGGCGATACAATACCTAGTACAAACTTAACAGAGCTTATACAACAGGGTTATGTGGAAGTTAATGGTAATGATTATA